GTCGAGTTAATATTGACCCAGAAACTGGTGAGATTACTACATTAGAGTAATCTAGATCAAAATACACCATATTTATAATAAAATAATTTATTACAATGGCAGAAACAATTGTATCACCTGGTGTATTAGCAATAGAGAACGACCAATCATTTATCACTCAAGGACCTGTACAGGCAGGTGCTGCTATTATTGGACCAACTGTTAAAGGTAAAGTAGGTATTCCTACTATAGTAACTTCGTATAGCGATTATTTAAATAAATATGGTTCTACCTTTATTAGTGGTAGTCAAACCTATACTTATTTTACATCTATTTCTGCTTACAATTATTTTAATAACGGAGGTACTTCACTTTTAATTACTAGAGTTGTAAGTGGTTCTTTTACCCCTGCATTATCCTCAACAATTCCTACATCAACAGCCGCAACCTCAGCTTCTGCAACAGTTGACTTAACATATGTTTCCGCTAGTTTGGATGCAGTAGGATCCGCATCATTAAATGTAAACGGTATTACTCTTTACTATACTGGATCTGGAGCAGGAACGGTTGTAAATAACACTAACACTATTTACATAAACACTTCATCTTTTGCATCCTCAACCGTTGCAAACTATGTTGTTACTTCTTCACAACATTTAAGTTTTAGTAGTTCTTTAGCTACATACAGTTCTTCATTACAATATATAAGCTCAAGTGTAAACTCTCCTAACTTAGTCTTAACATCTACTGCATCTAATGGACTAATAGGAAATACCTACTACTACACCTCAGGAAGTACAACAGTATATTTTTCAGGAGGTACAAATACTGAAGCATTTGTTTTAGAAACGTTGTCTGAAGGAGAACTTATGAATAGTACTGGACCTACTGGTTCTTATGGTACTTTATTAAGTGGTTCTGCTGATAACTTTAGATGGCAAATTACTAATACAAATATCAATAATGGTACTTTTACATTAGTTATTCGTCAAGGAAATGATTCAATAATTTCACCTTCAATTTTAGAAACTTGGACAAATTTATCACTTGATCCATTTGCTCCAAATTATATTGAAAAAGTAATTGGTAACCAAGTTGAAACTGTTCAATATGACTCAACAACTGGTGAATATTATGTTGAATTAACTGGCAATTATCCAAATCGTTCACGTTATGTACGTGTTAAACAAGTAAAAGTTACTACTCCAAATTATTTAGATAATTTAGGAAATCCAAAACCACAATATACTGGTTCAATTTGTTATCTTTCTAGTGGTTCATTTGGTGCTGCCCAAGGTAAAAACACCCCAGCATTAGCAGGAAAATATTATGAAGATATTACAAACACCAGCATACAAGGCCTTGTAGCAAATGATTACACTCAATCAGTTTCATTACTAGCTAATAAAGATGCTTACCGTTATAACTTATTAACAGTTCCTGGTTTAATTGCAGACCCAGTTAATTATGCTTCCCACATTTCAGTTATTAATAATTTAATTAATACTGTACAAAATCGTGGAGATTCTATGACAGTACTTGATTTAGTAGGATATGGAGCAAATGTTTTAGAAGTAACTTCTAATGCAACCGCTTATGATACTTCATATGCAGCTACTTATTGGCCTTGGACTAAAACAGTAGACCCTAATACTGGAACTCAAGTTTGGGTCCCTGCATCTACTATGATTCCTGGTGTGTATGCATTTAACGATAGTGTAGCTGAACCTTGGTTTGCTCCTGCTGGTATTAACCGTGGAGTATTAACTAATGTTATTCAAGCAGAACGTTCATTGACTCAAGGAAACAGAGATTTACTTTACGAAAGTAATATTAATTCAATTGCTACTTTCCCTAATACAGGTGTTGTAGTATTCGGACAAAAAACATTGCAGAAAAAACCAAGTGCTTTAGATCGTGTAAACGTTAGACGTTTATTAATCGAATTAAAATCATATATTTCTCAAATTGCAGATACATTAGTATTTGAACAAAATAATGTAATTACTAGAAATAACTTTTTATCTCAAGTAAATCCATATTTAGCATCTGTCCAACAAAGACAAGGATTAACAGCATTTAAAGTAATAATGGATGAATCCAATAACCCACCTTCAGTAGTAGACCAAAACCAATTAGTAGGCCAAATTTATTTACAACCTACTAGAACTACTGAATATATTATATTAGACTTTAATGTATTACCTACAGGTGCAACATTTCCTGCTTAGTAATATATTTTAAGGAAATTTTAGATATTTATAATAAAAAAACACAATGGCAAATTTCACAACTTCTCCTGGAGTAGCAATTAGCGAAATAGACAACACGTTCTTATCTGGACAACCAGTTCCTCCTGGTGCAGCAATTATTGGTCCTACTGTAAAAGGACCAGTAGAAATTCCAACATTTATTACTTCATATTCTGACTTTGTAACATTGTTTGGAGATACTTTTGTTAGTGGTGGAGATTCATATTCTTATTTAACCTCATTAGCAGCTTTCAATTATTTTAACTATGGTGGAACTGCATTATGGGTAGCAAGAGTTGCTAGTGGTTCTTATACACCTGCAACAAGTAATGTAGGTAATAATGTTAGTAATACTAACGGGGCATTTGTTACAGCTTCATTCTTAGTTTCCTCAAGTTATACAGCTTCAAATGCTGGTGGTGTTATAGGTGGTACTATTAAATTAAGTGTTCCTTCAGTAGCTGGTACTTATACAGACTATTATGTTCAAGGAGCTAATTTTGGATACGATTACTATAATGATGGTGCTAATGTTGGATATGTAAGTATGTCTTCAACTCCAACAGTAGATGAATTTGGTGCTCGTGTAGCTGGATTCTTTGGTTCATCTTCAATATTTGGTGTTACAAATGAAATTTATACATTATTCTCTGCATCTTATAACACATCAACAGATGTATTAACTATTTTCTCTAGAGTATCATCATCTGCATTAAACGGAACTATTGTAAGATACGGATTTGCCCCTGGTCAAACTATTTTTGGTGGTGCTTCAAACTCATCGTTTGTATCTAGTTCAACAATGGCTGGTGGAAATACAGGTACTGTTTCTACAGCATTTACTCTTGAAACTATATCTTCTGGGATTATTATGAATAACTCAGGATCTCAAGTTTCAGGTGCTTTAGCATCTGGAAGTATAGATAATGTTCGTTGGGAAATTACTCAACCAAATACAGGATCAGGTACATTCAATTTGCTTATTCGTCGTGGTGATGATAATAATAGTACTAAAATTATCTTAGAAACTTGGAATGGTGTATCATTAGATCCTAATTCATCAAGATATATTTCTAAAATAATTGGTAATCAACTATTAGCTTATAATTCATCTACTAACCAAATGGATGTAACAGGTGATTATCCAAATAAATCACGTTATGTTCGAGTTAAAAGTATTACTTCACCAACCCCAAATTATTTAGATGCAAACGGTCAACCAGTAGCTCAATATACTAGTTCAATTCCAATAGCTCAAAGTAGTTCATTTAGTGGTGCTACAGGTAGTCCTAACGCAAATATTTTACTTAACGAAAATATCACCCAAAATAATACTCAAGGGTTAGTTGCTAGCAATTATAACAATATGATTGCACTTTTAAGCAATGCTGATTTTTACCAATATAACGTAATCTTCACCCCAGGACTAATTGCTTCACTTCACTCATCTCAAGTAAATAGCTTGATTGTAAATTCACAAAACCGTGGTGATTGTTTATATGTTCCTGATATAGTTGAATATTCAAGCACAGTTGCTAGTGCAGTAAATACAGCTCAATCATTTGATAATTCATATGCTGCAACATATTGGCCTTGGGTTCGCTTAGCAGATTCATCTACAGGCAAATTAGTTTGGGCCCCAGCTTCAACTGTAATCCCAGGTGTATATGCTTTTAACGATAAAGTATCTGCTCCATGGTTTGCACCTGCAGGTATTAATCGTGGTGGATTAGGTACAGTAACTTACGCTCAATATAAATTAACTCAATCTGAAAGAGATACTTTATATGCAAATAATATCAACCCAATTGCAACATTACCTAAACAAGGTGTTGTAGTATTTGGTCAGAAAACATTGCAAAAAGCTCAATCTGCTTTAGATCGTGTAAATGTGCGTCGTTTAATGATTGAATTAAAATCATATATTCGTCAAATTGCAGATACAATCGTATTTGAACAAAATACACTTATAACAAGAAATTCATTTATATCTCGCGTTACTCCGTATTTAGAAAATATTCAACAAAAACAAGGTTTATACGCATTTAAAGTAGTAATGGATGATTCAAATAATGACCCCGCAGTAATTGATCAAAACCAACTAATCGGTCAGATTTACATTCAACCAACACGTACAGCAGAATTTATTTCCCTAGATTTCATCTTATTACCAACAGGAGCTGAATTTCCAGGGTAAAAATTAAAAACTTGAATATTTATAATAGAATTAAAATAGAAAACAAATGGCAATTTTAAATCCAAACGAAATCTTTTATACAGCGTTTGAACCTAAACAAACAAACCGCTTTATCCTTTACATGGATGGTATTCCATCGTTCTTAGTAAAAGGAGTAGGTGCTGTATCTTTAACTCAAACAGCAGTTGCTCTTAACCATATCAACATCCAACGATATGTAAAAGGAAAAACAGTTTGGGGTACAATTTCATTTACATTATATGAATCAATTACTCCAAGTGGTGCTCAAGCAGTAATGGAATGGGTACGTTTAGGTCACGAATCAGTAACAGGCCGTGATGGCTACTCAGATTTCTATAAGAAAGACATTACATTCAACGTATTAGGCCCTGTAGGTGATATCGTTTCTGAATGGGTTATTAAAGGAGCCGTTATTACAAGTGCTAACTTTGGTGATTACAGTTGGGATGATGATGGAACCCCAGTAAACATTACAGTTGAAGTACAACCTGACTACTGTATCTTGAACTACTAATATTAGATTAAACAATAGATATAAGAGCTCCAAAGAAATTTGGAGCTTTTGTTTTCTTTTACTATATTTATAACCATATGAAACTAGATAGTTTACGTACGTTAGTTAAAGAGGAGCTTAGTAAGCGACTAAATGAGGAATACCAAGACAAATTTAAAATGGTAGGTATGCTTATTACTAACATTAAAAAACGCCCTCAAAAAGAAATATTCTCTGATATTCGCTCTATTCCAGGTGTGACAGTAGCATCTGCAAAAGAACCTATGGAATATAGTGAACAAAACACCGAAAAATTTCAAACAGTAATGACTATAAAAGTTGATGGTCATCCTTGGATTGCAACTAGTGGTTTTGATCGTTCAAAAATGGAAGGTATACGTAAAGCAATATTAAAAGTAGAAGGAGTTTTATCATATAATGTAAATCCTGATAATATTTCTCCCCTTTAATATATTTA